GTCCGCGGGATTATGCAGGTAGTAAACCTCGTTCGGCTCGGCAGCGGGCGTGACAATCTTCAAGTCACGGGCCTTCTCGGCGAGATCTGTAACGTGCTTCAGTTCACCTTCGATTTTCATGTTAAGACTCCTCTTCCAGGTCGCACTCGTCGTCAAAGACGCTCACCCATCACTTTCCTCCAGCTCGCGGACGCGGGCTTTGAGCCGCCAACGCTCTACGGTTCTCCCACGAGCGATCGCCATCCAATGCCGACTCGGCGACGGGTATTACTACTAATGCTGCACGCGCTTCTTGCCACTTTCTCACATCCTCGTCGGCCTTTTCCACAGCAGCTAAGTATTTGTCGCGAACCTCTGCTGTGCACTCATCGCACACTGCTAGAATTTCCTCGTGCTTGATATACCAATCGGCCAGCCCGAACGATTGGCCGTCGAATCGCAGGGTTACATGCCGCTTCAGGCTATCGATCTTAGCCGGCTTGGCCGGGATAGCGTCGTATGGCGAGCCATCCTCGTTCACGCCGGCTGTACGACCCATGGAGCCAGCCCGCCAGCCGTACATATGGAAGGGCCGCGTTATCACGAACGACATTTTCAAGAAGCTACTTCGCCACACCCAGCTTTGCGGCGTATGGTCGCGGGGCCGCCCATACTCAAACAGCTCCGCCTGATGGGTGAAGATGCCAGAGGCGTGCTCGCGCAAGAAATCATCCCTTGCACCACAAACGAGTCGCCACGAACACGGGGCGGGGTTCTTGCTATTGTAGTCGTTCACGTCGGGCTCTATCTTTGGGCAGATGGTCAGCAGCGAATCAACAGCGTGCTGCCATGAGTTGATCGTCTTCCTGATTGTTTCTGCGTCACACCAATCCATTATTCATTCCTCCAGCGCCGCGAAACTCAACTGTGTCTCTGCTGTCCGCCGCCTTGTGAGCTGGCATTGTGACAGCCGGATGTCAAAGGCTACACACCTCCGCCCGTGCTGCTGGGCAACAGCCTTAGTTGTCCCCGAACCGCTAAAGGGGTCGCAGACAATGCCGCCCGGCGGACAGCAGCTCAGCACAAACCGCTCGGCTAACTTTTCGGGGAAGGGGGCCTCGTTTTCGTGGGCGATGGGGGATCCTAAATGCCCTCCGCCAACTTCAACCTTGAAGACGTTGCCAGGGTTAGCTAGGGCAGGCGGCCCTTCGCCGTAGCGATGCGACGGTTTCACGGGGCAGGTTTTCAAGGAGCCGTCCCGTTGCCGCTCTGTAACTTTACGGTGCCCGCCCCATTGATTGACGCGGCTGCCATCCGCCAATCGGTAACTCATCGCCCCGCCGGGCGCCCACCGCGGCGGGTGTCCGTGGGCTGTATTGTTCGACCACGTCAACTTCCCGACATGCTTAAAGCACATGATGTATTCGTAGTCGTTCCGAAACCAATCATCCCCGCCGGAACCTGGAACCCCGTAGCGATAAAAGATGCAAGGGCGGTACAGATGTCGGCCGGTTCGCCACCACTCCCACATCAGCCCCTCGCACGCCGGCCAGTAACAGCGGTCGCGGGTGACGCCGGCCGCTACCCAAATCACCGGGCCTCTGCAGACTCGCAGGGCCTCGGTCGTTACGTCCAGCATCCAGGTCACCCATTGCTCGCAGTTCATCTTGAAGCCGATGCCGTACGTCCGCGCGTCGCAGTAGGGGGGACTGCCGAAGACCAAGTCAACGGCCTTGTCGGCCAGCGGCAATCGGACTGCGTTAGCTACGGCGATCATGGCTGCCTCGGCAACCCAAGGGCGTCGCGAGCCTCTTGTAATTGCGTTTCGGTGCATTTGCCGAAAATCACCCGCTCGATGATGTCGGCAAAAGGCTCGTCGCGGTTTGCTACCCAGTAATTGTTCGATGGCCGCTTCTTTTTGCGGGTCCGCCAGTCTTCATGTTTGCGCAGCATGACGCTAAACGTCTCAGCTTCCTTATTGCCGATGGCCGTCAAAAAGTCCTGCGCCTTCAGCACGAAATACTTGTATCCTCGCCGCTTCATGTCGCGCCGCCAGTTTACTCGCATTCCATGATCGACTGGCATTGGATATGAATCACTCACTGGTCCTGGCATTAGGGGCTAGCCTCACAATGGCTATTGTTAGTATGGTCTTGATACTTACGCCCTGGCCTATCTGCGGGTAGCTGATCATCCCAGACTCCGCTGTCTGCTATTTCCTGCAATTCAGTATATTCTGAGTAATACATCAGAATGGTATCAAACGCCGCGCGGCCAAAGTAACTACACGAACCACACTCTGGACACGCCTCATCTCCGCATTCGGAACAACGGACATAACCCTCGGACCACCCTCCGCAAGCGTAACACGTATAGCCTCGCAGCCACGGCAACCAGCCTGCCCGGTCGCTAGGCGGCACTCGCGTAAATTGCTTAGTCTCACCCATCCTGCACCATTCCCGTTGGAACGCTCGCCAATTGCCGTTCACATGCCCGTCGGGGTCGCGGTACAGCATTGCAAACGGCAGGAAGCCCGCCGACATTGCCGTGCGACACCGGAACTCCGCGCTGCCGAAATCGTCACCGTCGTAGCCGACGAGGACGTAGCAATACCGCTCGGATATTCCTGCGAGCATTCGGCCCTTCCCGTCAAAGTGTCTTCCTTAGCCCCACGGCGTGGCGACTACTGCCGCAATGTTACCCGTCCCCGTACCCGTACCCGTACCCGTACCCGTCCCCGTCGAGCGTTACTATGACGCGGCCCATTGTGTCGCGTCCTTCACGGGGATAAGCGCCAGAACGGCCCGTCGATTGACAGATAATGACGCGGGAGTACCGAGGATTGTCTCAGGTAACGGTCCCTCGATAGCCAATTGGTTGAGCCCTGTGGTCGTGCCCCAGCGTCGCACTACGCGCGCGTTGCGGACGTGGCACCATTCTGCATCTGTCTCACAGTCGCCGACCCAAACGTGCCCACGGTCCGCAATGACGATGCAGAGCCCGTGACTCTTGCCCTCTGGTGGCCTCCCAATCGCTTGCAGTTCTCGCAACTGCCTCAATGTCAAATCGTCTATACTCACGCTCATTGTGTGTTCCTTTCTATATCAGTTGTCGTCTCACCCATCCTGCACCTCGAACAGTGTCTTTTGCCCCGCTTTCAGTTCCTTCACTGATACGCCTTTCTCGGTTGCCTCAAGTCGCTTGGCCGCTATGGCGCAATACTTTTCCTCGATCTCGATCAGTACGCACTTCCGCCCCAGTTGCTTGGCCGCCACCCCCGTCGTCCCCGAGCCTGCGAAGGGGTCGAGGACTACGGCATTCTCTGGCGTCAAAGCCGAGACGAGCACCAGCATCGGCTCCAGCGGTTTCTCGGTTTCGTGTCCGTGCCCTGCGCCAAGCTGATTCGGCGTCATGCCGATCCAGCGGTTAGGACATGCCCCACCGCCATACCAATGCCTGCGACCATTGCGCTTTTCCGCGATGACGCATTCCTCTACCGCAGAAGCAAAAAGCGGCCGAGGTGTCGGCGCTACAGACGCCTTGACTAAGTAGTATTTGTGCCAAGGAGTAACGCCACAGGCCTTCAGCGACTCGATAGCCTCCCCGCTTGTTGCCAGGTCCAGAAATATCGCGACATGCCCACCATCGCACAATGCCCGCGGAAGCAGCAGCGGGAACCAATCGTATGGACCGCTTGCCGCGTTAAATCCTTCGGTGCCCCTAAGAGAGTCGCGGCGCTTGCCGTGCGCAAATACAGCCCCTTGCGGTATCCCATACGGCGGATCGGTCAGCACGAGGTCGATCGACCCCTCGGGTATCAACGGCAGCAGCTCCCGGCAGTCGCCGTGGTAGAGGACCACGTCAACGTCGGCGTAGTATGGCTCGACGTTGGGGATCATTCAGTCCTCGCTATCCGCAATCTCTGCCAGCACGTCGTACGGCTCTTTCCGGCAGTGCACTACGCGGGTTGTCATCCCAGTTGCTCCCGAATCTCCCGTTCGATGTCCGGCGGGACAGTCCATAGGCCCTGGTGGCCGCGGCATGGGATAGGGGTCAGGGCGCGAACGTTGGTCAGAGCCCAACAAACCGGACCTTCGACGTACGGGTGGCCGTACAAATACAAATATCGCGAGTATCGTTTCCGCTCGATGGCTTGCGGGGTCACACACCCAATCAGCTCAGCTACGGCGACTGCGGCTCCGAATGCCATGCCCGGATAGTCCCTCTCGTCATTTACATTGAGGTATCGCCGCGACTTGCCGGCGTGAATTACGAGCAGTTCGAGAGGTCCCGCCCACCACGTCCGGTTCTCGCAGAGCTTTTCACCGCGGGCAATCAGCTCTGCGTATGGTTGGCAGATCGTTAGTGCTTTCATCCTCGCACCCCCTCCACGAAAGCCTTGGCTGCTGGCAACCACGTGTCCCAGCTCCATTCCTGCTCCCACAGAAACACGGCGGGGATGTACCGCTTGTGCTCGCGGATGAACCTGGCGTGCTGCACGGCCCGCGTCTTGCGGCCGCGATAATTACGAGGAGTGTTGTACCACTCGCGGCTCCCGTCCGTCTTTTGCCACCAGCCCGTAAGCGATAGGCAAACGGCTGTCGGTACGCCACTGTGACTCTTTTCGCTGTAATACGCAGTCGCCTTCCATGAACGCGCATTACGCATAAGCGCTTCGTAATACATCGAGCAACCATAATGCCCGAGTTCGCCGATGTCCGGAACAAATGGGAAGGGTGAGTCACCAGCCCCCCAAAGCCGGGCGCGGTTGTAAAATAGAATCAACGCCTTCGGGAAGGCCTCGCGTATCGTACGGTAGAGGCCATCTAGTTTGAGCTGTACGTCCCACTCATTGTCGCCCCTAATCTCCCACCCTGGCTGTTCGTGGTTGAGGAAAACGGCACGGACGGGGACACTAACATTGGCTGCCGCCCGCTCAAAAAAGAAGCACCTGTCGGCGATGTCCGCCATGCGCATATGATGTCCGGAACCCCACACCATAGGTAGGAGCGGCGCTAGCCCCGGCTCTGGCGGCTTGAACGGGTCGAGACGGATAACGACCCCAGCGCCAAGCTCGTGGCACCACTCTAGCATCTTGGTGCGGTAGGGTTCCGCAGCCCACAAGTGAACCGTCATGTTGCCCAGCAGCGAGGTCATCTCGCGAAGCTGGTCGTCGGCCAGCGCGCCCTTCGGAATTTGGCACGCTGTGCTAATGGGGGTCTCGCTCATCATAGTCTGCAATACTCCATGTAAATTATGTGCTGTGTTTGGGGGGCAAGTAAAAACTCCCACTTGTCCAATAGGGCGTGGCCTGCGAGCAAAGCGCCACCGCGAAGAGGGTAGGTGGCTACGGTAGACATCCCCAAGGAGTGCTTGCCGTCGGCCAGCACCACGCGGAGGCGATACTGCTCTAAATGCCGCGACTTACACAGCATGGCCCGGCTACCACATCCACAGCGGCAACCATGCGGGGTGCATAGGCGTGACAAGCTCATCGCCCCACCTTTCGCAGTAACAGCCCCGTGGCGTTGCAGAGGTGACAGTGCGGAGTCACTGGCACGCGGTCTGCGCACTCAGGGCATGTGAACGCCTCAATCTCGACACCTGAAGGTATCGCGCGGAGGAGGCGGGATGCCATACTGTTGGAGTCCGCCACAAATGGCTGACCGGGTAGGACCGCATCGCAGACGAGGAAAAACTTTGGTTCGCGATTTGTTGCCATCACTCCCCCTTTCGCTTGAAAATCAGCGGCCAGTCGGGCAGACGGACCACTTCCGGGAACTTGGGGTACGGTATGCCGTAGAGGTCCAACAGCGCGTGGGTTGCCTTGAATGCGAAATTGCCCGGCGCCTCGGCCGCGTAGCTGTCCTCGGTGGGCGCAAACCCCGTGGGCTTCTGACCAATCCCGATGAACAGCGTGGTGTCGAGGCCCTTTGTCAACGCCCATAGCCAGCAGCCCAGCTCGGGCTCCTGCTCGGCCCGCCACTTGCCGTAGGCGATGTGAGCACACCGCAGGATGGCCTCGGTGGAGGTTTTGCCGATGCCGCGGGCGTATTTGCGGCCAACCTCTGGTTCCCACAAGTCGCATATCGTCTTACCGGGATTGCCGGGATCGTCTGTCTCGGGGCTAATAAGCGGATAGCGATCCTTCCATGGCGCCTTCTGGTTGTGTTGCATCAGGCCGAAGACTTCTTCGGCATTGTAGGCCTCGGAAATGCACCCCTGTCGTGTCACCGCGCGACCAAACCGCTTGGCTGCCAGGTCGGCCAACTCCATCTCATCTACGTTTTCGTGCATTGTTATTCTCCCTGCATCCATCCGCCGCGCAGTCGTGTCTTGTGAGTGTCAGCCCATGTCACGGCGACCGCGAGGGCTGCCCATTTGTGGCTCGCCATCCCGTACAGCGGCCCCGGCGATTTCTTGCGGCCGAGTGCCTTGGTCTTCCCGCCCCACATATCCAGCAGCGCCTGCCGGATGTTCTTATCCTTTGCCCGCGTGTCCTCGCAGATGTGCAGTTTAATAAAGCGGCGGGTGATCCGGCTCGTAAACCGCCGGCCGAATGCGTGCCGGAAGATGCCGACCCATTCTGCGGTGTTAAGCAGCCCCTGCGAGATGGGTGTGCCCATACCGCGGGACTCAGGCATTTCAATCGCCATGTGCCCGCAGGTTCGTGCGGGGTCATTCCGTTGGCATCGCAGCAACAGGTCGTCATTCGGGTCGATGCCGGAATTCCGCACCACGCGATGCTCGGTATCATACACAACCCACCCGCTGATTTCGGGGCCGGGATCAATTCCTAGGAGAAGCACGGCCAATCCTTTCCTCGATGTCATCCCAATTCAGGTCGCAGCGCCCGATGGCGCCCAGAGATAGTCGCAACCACCACAGCCTTTTGCCAAGCGGGGTGCGGGGCAGCTTGGGGGCCTGTGCGGCAAGCACAATCGCCCGACAGGGTTCGGGTTCACTTTGATTCGCCATCGTCGCTCTGTTCGTCGGGATCTTCTGCTTTGTGGAAGTTGTCCGCCCAGTAGGCCGTGCTGGCATCTTCGATCTTTGAGACAGTAGCTTCGCCGATGCCAGCAATGTCTGTCAGCATGCTCGTCTGAGAATATGTTGCCAAAGCGCCGAGCGTATCAATGCCTCCGGCCTTCAGCTTCTCACAGTCCCCTTCCGTCAGCCCATATTTGATCAGCGTCTCGACCCGTTCATCCCGCCATCCGACACATTCAGAACCGAATGGCAGAATCAGTTGGTCATCGTCCACCTCTTCCCAGACTTCTTTGATTGCCCGCTCCAACGCCCCATTTGCCGTCTTCAGCTCTGCTTTGAGCTTATCGACTACAGCCTGTGCTTTGACGACGTCTCGCCGTCGCGATTTGATCATCGCGAGCTTCTCTTCCTCTGGTGTTACTGTATGTTTCTCGTCTGCCATTGGAGTTCCTTTCAAAATGAGGTTTTGTCTTGAACGGCTACCTCGGAAAACCTCGTGCTCGGCCGGTGGAACTCCACCGGGATATTCGCAGTCGGGCCATTCCTGTTTTTCGCCACGATGAGCACAACGGGAATATCGTTGCCTTCCACCCGCCGGTCGGGGCGGATGAATATCACTACATCCGCGTCCTGCTCGATAGCCCCACTGTCGCGCAGGTGAGCAAGTTTCGGCGTCGTGTCTTCGCGGGTGGCGTCCCGAGTCAATTGTGAAATCACGATGACCGCGGCGCCGGTATCCACTGCGAGCCGCTTGAATGCGGCAGTCATTGACGCCACTGCAAGGGGCCGAGTGTCATGCTTGCCATCTGGCTCACAGACCTGGAGATAGTCGATCACGATAAGCCCGGCGCCATGGCGGCGGATGTACTGCCGTGCAGTAGCGACGATGTCCCGCACATACCGAGGCTTATCGTCGATACCCAGCTTGCAATCTGCGAGCTGCTTGGCGGCCTCGTTGCAGGCAGTGGCCTGCTCGTCTGGCGAACCTTCCAACAATCGCCGGCTAGACGTGCCAGTCAGATACGCCACCACACGGCGAGCGATGGAATCGGCTGACATTTCGAGTGACACGACTAGGCTTGGAATGCCGGCCATGCCCGCGGTTATCGCAAACTGTACGCCCAGGGCGGTCTTGCCGGCGCTGGTGCCCGCGGCGATGATGGTCAACGCCCCTCGTTCAATGCCACCGATTTTAGCGTCGAACGATGCGATCCCCGTTGGAATGTGCGGCGGTAGCGCCTTGAGCTTCGCAGGCAACGTTGCCGTCAATTCGTGCATGGATTGGATCTCCTGGCCGCTAGCCGAGCTGATGCCGACGGCCTCAATGAGATTGGCGTAGCGGGCACATAGCTCGTCGGGGTCTTCGCCGACAATGTCCGCGGCCTTGCTTCGCAAGTCAGTCCCGAGTGACATGAGCTGCCGACGCCGATGATGACCCGCGACGATGGCGGCATAGTGCCCGACGTTGACCCAGTCCGCGAAGCTCTCCGCGAGCTGAATCATGTACGGCTGACCGCCGACCGTATCGAAGAGATCTCGCCGCCGGAGTTCATTCGAGACGGTCAACAAGTCGATGGCCGTGCCTTGCTGCCACAGCGACACGAGCACGTCATAGAGCTGACCGTGGACGGGCAAGTAGAACGCCTCACGAGAACCGACGATAGGTGCCGCCGTGTCGACGGCTGCTCGGTCCATCATCATCGAGCCCAGCAGGGCCATTTCGGCATCCAGGTCTTGGGGTGGCAGGCCGTCAACCACGACTGGCCTCCCGGTACAGCTTGTCGAAATCGTCGCCGCCCTTGCTGCCGGCAGGTCGGGGCGCTGTCAGCGTATCCCAACGTGTGACCAGTACATGCGGACTGGCTTCACTCCAATCGCCAGCCTCGACCTTGGCCTGCACGATGGCCCACTTCTGCCGAATCTGCTCGGGCGTCGCCTTGCACTTTTTCAGGTCTGCGGCGATGGCCCCGATGTGTTTGCCTTGGCGGCCCGTCAGCTTGGCGCCGACCAAGCTCGGAAAACAGCATTCAACCACCGCGTCGAAAATGGGATCGCGTGGACGTTGTGCCGGCGCAGCCGGCAAAGAAGACGTAGTCTTCTTACATTGCGTTGGGTTGGGTTGGGTAGGCAAGACTGAGTCTGGACATTGTCTGGACATTGTCTGGACATTGTCCGGACAGATCGCTGTTTTTCGCTTACGAGGGGCCTTTTTGGGCGGATCACTACCCTCCTTGCGCGCCCACCGTTTCTTCACGAAAGTAGGCGCCCAATCGGCGTAGTCATGTATGGCGTAAGTGTCACGGTTGACATTGTCTGGACATTGTCCGGACATTGTCTGGACACGATCCAGGAATCCGGCGTCCACTAAAGCGGCAACAAAGACGGTCGGGTCGCCATCCCACCGGGCAGACTGGGCAATCTCGCGATCATCCCAGCCGGGAAGTACTCCATCACGCCCAATCGATGGCGTGTCATAGACCGCCCACCATAGGTGCTCAAGGAGTCCGACAGCCTCCGGCCGAGAACGCCTCAGGCGATTGACGAGGTCCAGGAGCTTGCTGTGCCGTTTTAGGCTACTGTGCGCCATCCCTGGCGTCTCCTACGCTGGCAGGGCATCGCGGATGCTCTGCAACTCTGCGGGGTCGGCCACTTGCCGGACCTCCAGAATGTCTTTCATGCCGAGATTCTCGATGACGGGGTCACGTTCATCTTGCGGCACCTTGGCGAACGCTGCGATAATGGCGTCCTGGGCCGCTCGTGCCGGGTCGGCCTGCCCCTTCAGTGCCTCAACCTGTCTGGCCTGCTCGCCGGCGGGGACGGAGGGCTTCTCCGGTTCGGGCTTGGCCTTCCGCTTTCGCCGGCCGTTCCCCTTGCCCTTGCCCTTGCCCTTAGCCGCCATGAACTGGTCGAGCTTGCCGGGGGCGGGGGTTTTCGCGGGCGGCTCGGATGCGGGCTCTCCGAACAGTTCCGCAACGGTAGCCTCCCCCTGCTCGATGCTGTTCCAGATGCCCACGAGGTGCCGGCGGTCCTCTTTCGTGAACGACTCAGTACGCTTACCAATGAGCGTTTCGAGCTGTTCCTGGTCGATGTCCTTCTCTGAGAAGCTGGCTATGAGCTTTTGGATGGTGCTCTCGTCCAGGAATTCGTCCAGTTGCTCATCCACGCACTGCATGAGTTCGGATCGTAGGCCCGGCGGGACCGACCGCAGGATGCACTCGCGGAGCAATTTGGAGCCCATCGCCTCGCACACGACGTTGAAGAAACGGTCATCGGAGTGTCGGCCCAGGCCACCGCTGGACCGCTTGTAGTTCTTGCTTACTACGCTGCTTTTCTGCCAAATGCGGCCGGACTGAAAATCCGTAAAGACCGCATCGACACGGGCCGTGTCGTTGTCGAGGGGCGTGACCTCAGTGCGGACTCGGTTGTACTGGTAGGAGCACGCCACCGCCTCTGCCGCCCGGACTGACAGCCCGCGGGCATACTTCATCTTGCCGCCGTCGCCCTTGCCTACGGGCTTGGAATAGACCGCAGACTTGGCAAAACTCTTGAAAGTTTGCAGTTGGTGTTTGATGTCTGCGAGCACTTCGCCATAGTCGCGGGGGTGCGCTGCGGCCAGGGCCATGATATTCTCATTCTCCATCTTCACGATGGCCAAATCGCGGGGCAGGTTGGCGACGGCCCCGACCTGTGCCTCCATCGCGTCCTGTTTCACCAGCTCTGTCATTTCGCCTTGCCTTTCTTGCGTAGGAGGGTCCGCTTTGTGTGCGCCTTTACTACATGCTCGGCCACCTCGCTCGCCTTCCATGTGTACTGTGTCCCATCCGGCAACTGGCCCACTTCGGCCTCGCCGATGATCTGCTTAATCTTGTTCTCACGCTCAGAGATGCGGGCTTTCAGCTTGGTTGCCGCTCGCTTATATCGCACGAGCTGTTCGTCCAGCTCACAGGCCGTGCTCGGCATGGCCACGATGACCTTGCGGACGTGGCGGGGGAACATCTTGTGCAGGGTCTCGCGGGCCGACTCGCTCGCATCCGGCTCCGGCGGGATGTCCCGCTGGACCAAGTCCCAGAACGCAGACAGTTGCCCGAGCATCCACTCAATGAACGTGTCATGGAGGTCAAGGTCTTTCCACAGGAATCGCTGGCCGCCGATGAGTGCAGCGATTGAGCCCCACTCCACGCCCATCGCGGCCATCTCGTGCTGGACCTGGGCCTGAACATAGGCGGGGGGCTCGTCTTCCCACTGCCCGGCCATGTGGACGCCGACGGTCTTGATCTGGAGGTCACCCAGTGGCCGGGTTTTGGTTTCCTTGACCAACCTGTCCGGCGTGGCGAGCAGCCATTCAATCTCGGGGGGCCGATAGATCGTGTACTCGCCGGGATTGCGGATGGCGCGGCCGGTTTCCTTCATGTACGCCCGTGCGATCGCAGGCTCCAACTTGTGGCCCCATTGGACGGCCTCAACTTTTGAGAGGTCGGCTGGTTCAACCTTGCCGGTTTTCTCTGCCCACAGTTCAAGGGCCGATTTGTATGGATTCAGGCCGAGGACGGTAGGGCAGTCGCTCGCACCGATCCCCTTCGCTCGCCTTGCCAGCCACTCAGCCTCGTTCTTGCAGCGGATTATCTTAGGGAACCGCACGTCACTCCCTTTCTGCTTCGGCCTCTTCGATGCCGTCTATCTTGCCTTCGCTGTACCCTTCGGCTTCGCCAGTCTCGAAGCCTTCGGTATAGGCCATGTCGCACGCCTTTTCCGCAGTGGCCAAGGGCACCATCTCCGGCAGGCGAACAGGCGTCAAAAGAAGCCGCCGGCTCATCGCGCATGCGCCGCAGAATGGCAGCCTGTGCATCGCTAATCATGGCCCTCGCTCCCCGGGGGGTGTTTCATTTCTCGCCGCATCGACTGCCGGCCGTCGCCGTAACCCTCTGCGCGGCCTTCGCACCACGCTTGGTCAAGCAGATCCTCGATGTGGTGCCGGAGTGGATAAAACACCGCATGACCCAGCATCTCATGTATTGCGTTATTTATCGCTTCACTACAGTTCGTTGCTGCCATTAGCCACCTACAAAATCCGCCCGGCGCGGGTCATGGCGTAGTTAACTGGTGAACCGCAGATGGAGTACCGGACTCGCTCGCCGCGCCGGACGGTGAAGATCAAGGGCCGCCGGGCGTTTACTAGGGCCGTGCGTGTCTGGGCGCACAAACTCGAATAACCCGGCGGCGTAACAGCCAAACCCCGCCCCTGCGACACCGTGTCGCTTGTTGCTGACGGACAAAACACAATGGAGAACGGTCTGGTTCCTTTCAACAGTCAATCCTTTCCACTCGGGGGCGGGGTTGTTCGTCTTCGCGTTCTCGCGTTCGTCTAGCATGTCCACGATGAATCGAAAATGCGATTCAAGGCAGCGCAGGTTCACATGAAACTGGTGTGTCGGTTGCCGTTCCCAACCGCGCAGTACCCCAGCGGCATGCCGGATCGAACGCTCCAGGATTGTGCAGTGCGGACAGCCATCCATCTCATCACTCACCGTTAGTGGGTTGCGGCTTCCCGTTCACCATCGCCGCCAGCAGCCGCTTGGGGTCTGTCGTAAGTGTCGTGCCTGTGGCAGCAAGGGCCTTCGTCGTGTTGGAGCTGGCGCAGAGCGCCAAGACTGCGAGCTGCGATTTCGTTGCCAGGAAGTCGGCGCGTCTGTCCTCTGGCAGCTTGTCGATGTCAACGCACATTGCCTGTCGTGTGGTGCGTCGGGTTTTACGGGCAATGCTCTTACGGCCGGCATGCACGACAGCCTCGGATTCAGTACCCTTGTCGAGACGACGGATGTGGCGCTTGCCTGATATGCGTTGCCAGATGATGCCGTGCTCTGTTTCGATGTGTTGGAGGGCTGTCTGCAAGTTGCTGTAGCCAGCTTGGCCCACGCCTGTCGGTCGGTGACAGACAGCTTCTAGCTGCGCATCGGTAACTTCGTTGAGCGGAGTCTCCAGTAGGTACTGAATGATACTGTTCGTACAAACGCCGTAGCGTCCTATCTGCGGTACTCGTTTGGGTTCATCCATGAGTCTCCATTCCTAGAAAATCTTGTCTCGTCTCGTCCTGTCTCGTCTCGTCACGTCGTGTCTCGTCAGGTCGCGTCCAGTCATGTCATGTCCTGTCGGGTCTCGTCAAAGTCCGCGTCCCCTCACAAATCTTGTCTTGTCTTGTCTCGTCCTGTCGAGTCGGGTCGTGTCTCGTCACGTCAGGTCTCGTCGGGTCGAGTCTTGTCGCGTCGTGTCGCGTCCTAGCTTTCCACGACCGCGAAGGTAAATTCCAACACCTTAAACCTTCCCCAATAGCCGTTGCGCCGTGGTCGAAAGTATCCCATTCCAATCAACTGCCCAGCGTGCACTAGGCTACCCTTCAGGTGTTCCGGCGTCACGACCGGGTCCATGATGTAGACGCTCCCGGATACGACCCACCCCTCGGCAATGAAGGGGAAGTGCTTCCACACGCGCTTGCCGCCACCGGGAGTGCCAGTCGAAGACACAAATAGACGTTCCGCCTGGACGTCCTTCGCGTAAACAGTCGGCCCGAAATAGAGCCGGTCGACAACCATAATGCCAGCTTCGTAGTGCTTTGTGTAGGTGGCGTTGCGTTTCCCCGGTACGCTCTGCGAGCGATACTTTGCATCATCTGTCAAGCAGTGTTTGAGTGAATTCGGTGGGATGTAGACCTTGCCCTCTCCGTCAGCGTGTATCCGTTCTCGCCAAATGCGGGCTTCAAACTGATCGTCCGTCTCCTTGTCGTTCTTCTTGCTCTGGATTGCACGTGAAAAGCCGAAGGGTGCAATACCCTCCAGCTTGAAGTTGCATTGAATGACGTCGCTTTGAATGACTTCGCCCTGGCTCGCCTCAGTCTGTGCCATGTGTAGGCCCTTTCAAAAATCTTGTCTTGTCTCGTCAGGTCGCGTCCAGTCATGTCATGTCCTGTCGGGTCTCGTCAAAGTCCGCGTCCCCTCACAAATCTTGTCTTGTCTTGTCTCGTCCTGTCGAGTCGGGTCGTGTCTCGTCACGTCAGGTCCCGTCACTCCAAAAAACTAGGCGCCTCGATGAGCCGAGACGCCTAGCCGGAGGGGAAAGAAGCCAAAATTAGTGCTAGCAGCAAGACCGCGCCAATGGCTGCCGCCACAATGTACGCTGAGAACTCTACTGACCCACCGCTCCGTCCTTGACCGCCATCGACGGGCGGGGGGTCTGTCAGTGTGTTACGAGTGCCGTCATGCGCGGGCTGTCGCGCCGGCCCGTCCGTTGCTCGTACTGGATCTCCCAGTCCTCCGACGTTTCCGGCTCCCCGCCGCCAGGCCTCAAGCGCTTCAAGAGGCGTTCGCGGCGCAAGCCCATCTCCCGCATCCCGACGGTGGGATGCTCCATGCGATGGGCTATCGCTCGCAGTAGCGCTGGCAAGTTCTTGCTGGCCAGTACCGCCGCTACGTCCAGGGCATGGTCGCTTGCCTGGTTCGCTCGATGCTCGTCTACACCGAGCAGCGCGCCGACCTGCGCGCACGAGAGGCCGCCATACTTCCTTCGATTCACGTGGTGCCTGCATGATGTCGTCCTTGACTCTCAAAAACCGTCCCTGGATGGCCTAGAGGTTCGTCGTTAATTCCGCGACCGCACAACTCGGAATTTTTTTGCTTAACGACGAACACGGGGGGTAAGCTCCAGTTGATGGAAACCCAACCATTCACAGGCCGCCGCAATGAAACCGGCATCGACCATACCCGGCCTAGATGCTTGCCCTGCGGCGGCTTTGACGAATTCCTCGGGGTGGACTACCCGCATCGCCGTGGCCGGCGTCTTACCGATCGACATAGCGCCGCGCGACGACAGCCAGACCGACATATTGCCGGATTGCCGGCGAAACTGCCGGGTGCTCTGATTGGCGTGAATCAGTCGCCAGCCGCAGATCAGCAGGGCGTCGTGCAGCACGGCTACGCGGCGAGAAAGTTCAATGAGTGTCGGCATCTTCGATTCCTACTCGGCGATACCAGTGCCCGGTTTTTTAACGTGGACCGGGCAAACCACACTCTAAACGCGCATCGCGTTTTGATTCACAGTAGCGCCAGGCAGGCCAAGGCCAGCAGTCCCCACGCCAGAGCCCTGACCGCCTGGCAGACCCACAGTTCCCTCTTACTAAGAGGGAAAACAATCAGCCCTTGTTTCACGGGGCTACCCTTCCATCCCGATGACAATCAGCGGCACCCAGCTTTCGAGCAGGTTGACGATCCAGTATACGCTTTCCATGATTACTCCTTTCAACAGCTAATGAGGGTGGCACGATTTGCACGTGCATCACGGCTCCACCGCCCCCCGGAGGAAGTCCGCTCCGGCGTAGGCGACAGAAGACATCGCCGTGCTCTACTGACTGAGCTACACCCTCTCATGGCCTATCCATTCCTCTCCGATGACCGGCTTCGCGTAACGGCCAAGCGAGAGCCGCACGAAACGGCATAGCTCACACCCGTCGACCGTGCATTCGTTGACGTGTTCCTCGAGGTCGTCGATCAGCCGAGCCTGTTCGATGCGTGTGATCGGATGCGGTTTCGCTTTGCCCATAATACGTACCTCCCCCGCCGACGCTGGCGTGCGGTGACGCGCTACGCTGGGGCGGGTGTTGGGTTGTCTACAGGGTCGGCGCCGTCGGTTGCCTCAACTGCGTCTCGGATCAGCGCCTCGACCTCAATTACCGTGGTGTCGTATATCGTGAACGATCGGTTCCCGGTCCCATTGTTCCCCGGGTGCTCACGCAGCGACACATAAACGCGACTAATCTCGGTCTTCGGTCGGTCTAAAGTAGCCATTCTGCTAGAGTATACCACATGGCCAAAAGGTACGCAAGTTGTTTCCGACAATTATTCGGATATTTTTTGGCCGATGGCCGAGAGACCGCCCAAGAAGAAGCAGTACAAGATCCTGGTGCCGCTCGACATGTGGCCCTGGCTGCTAGCAGAGGAGAAAGTGGAGGGCCGCTCCAAGACAATCGTCGGCATGGCCGCTTTGGCGCTGCTCCGGGCTGCCCCGGTAAACGATCGCAGCATGGCGATTACTTGGGCCGCTATGCTGGATTCGGGCGCTCGGACCTGGGCCGATTTTGAGGAATGGGCAGGTCTCGCAGAAAAAGACCAGAGGGCCGCGTTCCATCTAATGTGTCAGGTGGCAACGGGGGCATTATCCGTAGCCAACGAAGACGACGAATCGCCCGGAAGTGATCACCATATCCAAGGCATCGTCGATTTCCGCCGGACAACGTCTCGCGACACCGCAAACATTCCGTCACTGTATTTCGTGGCAGTGATCGTGCCGAGCGACTTGGGTTGCTCGACCCGAGCCGTGATCCTTTCGATACATCCACATGGATAATGATTGAGGGTGAATGTGCCATCCTGATCAATACCGAGCATGATACCCCTACAAACTGAGCCGCATTTGTCGCAGATACAATCGTCGGACTCATGCGTATCAGTCGCCTGAGTGATCCATCCGAGGTTAAAGACCCCCGCGATCGCAGCCGCAACCCATCCAAGGAATCCGCGTCGCCCCATTACGTTCATGCACATAGTCTACCACACCCCCCGCGGGCAGGCAACCGCCACCAGCCAAGTAATCCACCGCAGGCTCGAAAACGGCCACCAGCGCCCTTGTGGGCACCCGCAGCCGATCCGGCCCGCACAGTAGGGCAGACCGGCCTTCAGATACAGCCCGGGACAGCCCGAACACAATCCTAACCGCAGCGCTCGAGTTGCCCAGGGCACGAATCCGCCGCTGTGGGCCGCCAGAAAGCTCCGGCAGGCCCGATACCACCAGCGGAGGCCTTTGCGTACACTGAGCCTGCCAGGAACGCACCAGGCGGGAAGCTGTGCGGTCAACTCCACGGGCGGCGCAGCTTGGCGCTCACGGTCCCGCGCTCGAGCTGCTGCGAACGCCTCACGCATCGTAGCATTTGTAGGTCTGGTATCCCTGGGCATCCTGCACGAAATCCGGGACCAGGAGCGTGACGCACCCGGTGTACCGTTGCGGGCCGGTGTGGTCCGCGAAGTTGTCCGGCTCTTCCTCGATGACCAGCCCGTGAACGACGTACGCGGCTTGGCAACACGGAGCCACAACCCAGGAGGGCGTCACGTTGTCCGGGTAGCTGACCTCCCGGAAGCTGTCGCCACCGCGGGCGAATGGCGCCGGGCCTTTGATGCCACGCCACCAGAGCACGCCCGCGCTATCCTGGTCCGGGGCCTTGTGCGGCACGCGGTCACCCTCGGCCGTCTGCGGATAGATGGCCTCGTGAGGATGGACAGCCCCGGCCGTAGTCGGATGTGCCACCCGTAAATCGTACGGATTCGTCGGATCAAACAGCGTGAACGGATAACCGAGCCACGTGGCCATCTCGCCGGGCGTCTCCCCGATGTTCGTGGCCAACTTCACCCGGAGAATCAGCCGGATGTCGAAGGTCGCAAACACCCTGTACGTCGGCTCACCGGCCACCGATAACGGCCCCGGATCAAGATTCAGGTACAGGTCCGCTGACCAGGAGTGCATCGTGAGCGTGGCCGGGAAGGTGACGCCGCCCAGGACCGACTTGCACCGGATCTCGATCGGCTCGCCGTCATCGTCCAGCACGGTCGGGTATTCGGGAATGCTGGAGCCGGTCGGCATCGCGCCGTGCGCGAATTCAAAGCCCCCGGACCACTTGTTGAGCGCCGCCGACTTGTGATCACCCTGCGCGGTGTGCGTCACCTGCCATTCGTCCTGCAAGCCTCGGAAGGTTGCCCAGCAGCGATTGATGAGCGCTGCCCGGCTCGCCGTCATGTGGGGGAACTTCTCGACGTCCGTGTTGACGCCGATATCCGGGTCGAAATAGAGCCGGGACCACATATTGACGCGGTCAGTTTGCGTCTCAGTGGACCACAGGAGCGGGTCGGAGCCGTAACCCAGACAGGCCCAGTCAAGCAGAGGCCAGCAGGCATGGCTTTCGCCCATCGTGAAGTGCGCCCGCATGATCCGGCGGTTGGCGAAATCCGGGTCCAGCGTGAGCGCTCGCGGATCGCCTTGGTCCTGTACCGGGCTCGGATTCGGATTCTCTGCCGTCGCCACCACGACGTGAGCCGGTCGGTTGCACCACATTCGCCAAGCCGTCAAGGATTCGTGCGTGAGAAACGCCCGGCAGAGCCAGATGGCGGCGCCGGACTTCACATATTCGCTACAGTTCGGGGTCCAGTTCCCCTGGCCGTCCATGCAGCAGTATTCGCGGCCCGTCCTTTCTGAGAAACCGTGGCATGGGTCCACCAGGAGCGTGATCGGCTTAAGCAGGTAGACGGCGCGGCCCTTGACGTCGAAGGAGCCCCAGATCGAACCCATGAACGGCGTAGCAATGGCCTCCGGCCGGCTCTGGGCATACCAGGGGGTGTAGAGCGTCTCATCGGTCGGAGCTACGCATAGGCAGTCGTAGTCAAGGGCAGTCTGCCCGGTGAGTTTCATCCCCGGCCGGCAGAGCGGTCCACGCCCACCGATTGCAGAGCCACCGACGGCCCCGCACTGCGGGACTGCGTTGGCTGAAGCGGGATCGTAGGTCAGGGCGCAGACGCCCTCCGGATTGCTCTCCATCGAGTCGCAGTAAACACAGTTCGGCACCGTCTGGCCTAGCCAGGAGCGATCGACGAAACACTGATCGATCATGTCACCGGGCCGCCAGCGCTCAGAGCACCAAGGATCACTCATAGTTGCACGCACTTACCCGAGGTCGTCATCATCGCGATAACGCCCGCGATCTCGGCCGACGTTATCGACTCCAGGCACGCCTTGCCGGGATGATCGCCGAGGGCCGACGAGCCGTCCATCGGCGCCGCCATCGCCCCGGAGACGCAGATCCGGCCCATCGATTCGGTTCGGCAGATGAGCTGGCCTTTCGCTTGATCGAACCGCCAAGCCCCGCGATGCCGGCCGGGCGTTCCGCCGTAAAGGCCCGTGTGGGCGAGCTGTTCCGTATGCGAGACCCACCCGATATAAGGCGGCTGCGTCGTCGTCGTCCTCCATTGATAGCTTGCGTTGAGCCAGACATACGAGTTATTGCAGGGTTGAACATGCGATGAGCAGAAAAGGCGAACCGTCACCGAGCCGCCCTCGTTGAAAAGCGAGTTCCATACTTCGGCCGGAACTTCGAGCGTTTCGACGGAGATCCGCTGGCAGAGCTGCCCGTGCTCGCCCTCGAACAGCCAGGCGTAGGTCGGCAACGTCAGAAGATCGCCGACCAAGGTGACGCCGACGCGAGCGAACGACGACAGAAGCGTCGCCTTCGCGGTGAATTCGAGCGAGATCACGCTCGAAAGCGTCGCATGGTGCAGGTCGGTCAATTCGATATCGAGGGGCGTCGTCGTATTAACGGTGGCGATGTCGAGATCGTCGAGCCGGCCGGAACTGAAGGTGTAGTCGTGTGTCGTCCCGACCGCCGGAGGCGTGGCCGGAAAAACGACCATCGGGAAGCGGGCGAGTCGACGAAAGGCGATCGGGTCGGAGGTGATCTCCGGGAAAGCGTTCCCGACCGGAAAGGGCGCCTCCGCCTCGAAGCCGACCTCTTCCGGCTCCGCGGAATCGTCGTCGCCGACATACTTAATATAGACCACCGTCCGGTAGCGGTATCGGATGTCAACCGTGCCGCTAAGTGTCATCGTCTGATTTTGCAGCGTCGGAGTCTCGCTACTGACACTCCAAGTGTGCCAGTGATTATCGAAGCCGTATCCTCGAATCGCCACGTTGAGTGCGCCGCCCTTGGTCATGTTGTCATTACAGGGGCTTATTGACGTGTTATGATTGTGATTCCCGCTGTGCGTGTGGCCATGCGCCGTACAAGTGTGCGTGTGGGTGTTGCTGCCGAGCGTATTCTTCAAATCGGCCCCGGTCGTGGTGATCTTCACTTGACAATCAAGGCAATTCGGAGTCCCATTAGTGCCGTCACAGAGTAGCCAATCCGCAGGCAGGTCGGCCGGATCACCCTGGTATGGGATAATCATCCCATTACTATTCCGATTGCTCTCGGTTGTCGGGAGCTGTAAACCAAGGAGTTTGATCGCCACCGGGTCGTTGTTGGCGTTGCCGAGGTTGGCGTCATCGCTTGATAAATCAGCCAGCGCCTTCGCTGTCAGAGTCACATCGTGATGCCTGCTTTCGCGGACATCCGTCGACGGCACTCCAGCAACACGAGTCAGAATTAAGGTGGATGTTCCGCACAGTGTGCTTGCGTGTGAGTGATTGTTGATACCGTGCGTGTGTGACGATGTATGTGAGTGCGTAGCACTGCCGCCGGTTACCCCGCCACCCGAGAGATGGTGCGGTCCGTATATGTACCTATCGTTAAGGTCGCCGATCGGACTGTCGCCATCTGTCACCACAAAGCCCGTCGGCACATCCCCCGCATCATCGCCGAATGCGATAGCCCCAGCCGGGTAGTATTGCTCATCGTCATCCGGCGTCAAAGTGATGCACCGGATGTAAGGTGGATGGGCAGCGACGCTGGAAATTGTGGGCACTGTGCTCTGATAGGTGATCGTAGCACTGCTTGATGTTTGACTGGTGTGCCCGTGGCCGACCTTCGTTAGCGCGGTCGCCGTCGGTGGCTTGGTCGCTACCGAAATAGTAGTGGACGAGCTTTCTGCCGCAGCAGAAAAGTCGTGAGTATGACTGTTGCCCGTGTGCCCGTGGACGTTGGCGGTGTGCAGGTGCGACGTGGCGCCACCGTTCGCCGGGCCAGTGTAGCCCGCACCCCCACCTTGAAGATATCGGCCGTTGTAGTCGGTATCCCACGTAAAGCCGTTCGGCTCGGTGCCAGCCGCATAAGGCCAGAGAGCGATCGCGCCAACTGGAAGTGCCGCCATATCATCGCCTCGCGTCCGCTATCGCCAGATCGAGCATGCGCACGAGCCCTTGCTGCCAAAGCAGCTCGCCGCCGTGCGAAAAAGTAAAGGGCATGGCGAGTCCCAGCTCGCCAGGCTGGACGGTTTGCCCGACAAGCGAGCAAATCGCCACACGCTCGTAAACAGTCGTTTCGACCTTGCCCTTTTCAGGCTCAAGGTCCGGCTCGATGGTGATTTTCATAGAAGGTCGTCTCCAATCCATCGGCATACGCCAAGAGGGAATCCCCAGTCGGGGCATCAAGCGGCTGGCGCAACACGCGAAGGGATTGAAGGGTGTCCCGCCATTCCACCAGCTCGGTAATCAGTTGTTCAGCCCTCTCGATGTCCGCCTCAACTTTGGCCTGCTGTCCGCTTGTTAGTGGCATATCAGGTACTCCCGCCCTCAGTCTCGTTTTCGCTTGCGTCGATCACCTGCACGTCATCGGGCATGACCAGCAGGTGCTCAATACACCAGTGTTTCCCGACCCGACACGCCATACGAGGCAAGACGTAGTCGCCAAGCGTCGTTTCGGTCTCGCCGTCGTCTGCGTACTGCGGATAGATCCCCCAGTTGTACGATTCGATACAGGTTCCTGGGAGCGGATAGGCCGTGAACGTGCTGCCCGCTACTGCCCAGCCACCGGGCTCGGGTGGGTCATCGGTATGGTACAGGCGTTGCACTGTAATTGTGCCCGCCGTCACGTCTACGGCTCGGACAATGACCGGAATCCGGGCATAGGCGTCGGCACCACTGATCTCCTGGCGCTGGGGCTGTGTCTGCTTGCCGGCGGCGCCGCGACCCAGTCGCTCGGTCCGGTGTTTCAATGCCTGTGCGTTGATCGTCACCCTATTTGCCTCGCGTAACTGATACTCGCGTCCGTCGGGACCGTGGTCCGGGCAAGGTAAATGCCGCTCGTGAACGTGTTGAGCTCGGCAGTGCCGCCCGTCTTGCGGGCTCGGACTGCAAATGCCCGCGCAGTACCATCTGCGTAGCTCTCACTCGTCTCGTATTCATACTGTCGGCCCCGGGCGCTGTAATTCACGGTGCCCAGGGCAGCCCCATAATTGATGTTGTCACCGTCGGCCCCGGCGTAGACTGCGAAGTCAGCAGGCGCCGACCCTCCGTATTTGTCGAAGAGCCAGGTGATCCGGAACTCACCGGCCGCGATGGGCGTCACATCCAGGTCGATAGGCCAGACTGGGAGACCTTGGACAAGGGCACCGGAGACGTAGTCCAGTCGCACGGGCTCTGCGAACTCGCTGATATAGCCGTTGCCGTCCGTCCGGCATGCCGTGTACTGATAACCCTGGTCAGACTCGTGACTGACCGATGTCATCTCCTGAATTGTCTCCGTCGCCTCATCTTCAATGCCGACCACGCACCACGCGGACGGTGTCGGGTACAGCGTGCGGCGGAATAGGATCACCATCGGTTGGGGGATCGGGAATTGCAGGCCTTGGGCGGCCGGATAGCCGAGAGACAAACCATCCGGCGAGCCCAGGCCTTGCAAAGGAACACACGTTTCGATCGCTTGACGTAGGAGTCTTGGGTTTATCACGATGGCACGTAGTTCACGCAGTCATTCCCATCGTCGGGGGTCGGTGTCCGGTGGAACAGCTCCGTCGAGCCGTCGCTGTCATACACTGTCTGTTTGCCGGCCGTTGCCCCGGCCTTCATCACCTTCACCTTGTTTTTGCCTGGTGCCCCAAAGTGCGCGACCTCGCCGCCGACTTCGAGGACGTTCAGACTGAATGCCTCTCGGGTTGCTGCCGACTTGAAGCGGCCCATAACGAGCAGATGATCGTCATTGACGGTCGCTTGCGTCACATCGGCGTAGTAGGTGCCGTTGCCGACCGCGACCAGTACACCGATGCCCGTGTTAGTCCAGGCCGCGCCGTCGCTGCTAATCTGCGGCTGACCGCCAGCCTCACCCGTCTCGGGCGTGTAACCGTCGGCCGCGTCTACAAGATGGAAGTAGAGCCGTCGCCGCGCCGCAGTCGCCTCGTTTTTTATGACACCTGTACGCCAGGGCATGTCAGCCTCCTAACTTCCGGTATAGTTCGCCACGGCGACATGGGCGTTGAGTACGATGGTCATGTCCTCTGCGCCCGAGTGTTGCTCACATTCGATCGTGATGACCTGCCCGGCCGTCACCGCCTTGTGTTTCGTCGCGGACGTATCCTCAAAGGCCGCTGCTGCGATGTTTATCATCTCAGACTGGTCTGCGAACATCGACACGCCCGCTACGCGAATATCAACGATACAGGGCGTCCCCGCTGGAGCGGTGTCAACCCGCCCGATCGCGTTTTTGATGATCATGTCCACCGGCGCGACGTACTGGAACTCGTAGACCTTCGTCGCCAGTGCGCCCTCGATGTAAAAGGGACCGATGGCGTAGGGGATGCACTTGGTCGTCCCATTCAGGTGATATGCGTCCATTGGAGAGCGAAAGATTTCATTCCAGTCCGCTCCATCATACCGCAAGCCGATATGACACGAAGCATCGTCCATCTCGAAATCAATGCCGTTGGCGAGATGAATGTTTCCCGTGTTGTGTTTCACGGTGACAACGCGCGCCGCACTCTCCGGCGAGAGGATGATAATGTCCCCAGTCGTTCCACCTGCGATAGTGTCGAGGTCATCACTCGCCCCGACCCCGCCTTCAACGTCAACGGTGTAGAGCGTACGCGTCCCAGCCGTGATCGAGCCGGCCGCGATCGTCAGTTCGGAAGTTGCATACCGTGTATTCCCGATCCCTGTGATACCATAGTTAGCTAGAGTCACATCGTCCGCGAAATGAACCTGATTCGGATTGCCTCGGGAAACTTCGTACCATGTGTTCCCGGTGTACATGAGCAGCAGGCCATAGCCGATGTTCAAATCATGGTTGCCGAGATTCGTCGATAGCTGAATGTTGTCCTCGCCACTGCGGACGGTTATGGTGCGAAGCACGCTTGCCGCCAGCAAAAACAGAAAGTCCCCTTCCGCGCCGCCGGCGATCGTGTCGAGGTTGTCATCCAGATCACCCTCCCCGTCTACTCGATGCACGAATTGTGTTTTCGTGATCGAGCCCGCCGCGATGGTCAATTCGGTCCAATCCGTGAAATTGATGCCTTCCACGTCGGTTAGCGAATTGTCATCCATGTCCACGTCTTGCGTCGCCGCCACAGTGGACCACTCATTCGTGGCACCTACGCCGTAGTTTTCGGCCCGGGCATCGACGATGCTCGTGATCTTCGTGGCGTCGCAGACGACAACCGCCAGCTTGTAGTGCGATGTCCCCGGCCAGGCCGCGCCGTGCTCGACCGCTTCGTCGGTATCGCACCACACGTAGTTCGTCTGATTCAAGGTGACCGTGTAGGCTTCTTCGTCGGCCAGCGTGTAGGTGGTGCCGCCGATCGCATACCGCAGGCCCTTGACGTCGATGTCTGCGCCCGTCGTCGCGTTCTTGAATACGGCGCCGCCCAGCACCAAGTGCAGCGCCGCGTGAATCTCGTCTTGCATACGAGCCAGCACCGTCCGCAGAGGCGGACTCGCATCCGGCTGATACCCGTCATCGGGAATCGTGACGCCCGTCCGACTGTCTACAGTCTGCGCCGCGTACGTCGTGGCCTCCGACTCCGTCTTGTGATATTGTTCGATTGCCATCTTGTGCCAGTCTCCGTCACAGGCTGTAGCTAAACTGCAACTCGCCGCCGCCCAGCTCAGAGTCAAAAGCAAACGCAGAAAGCGGCTCGGGATGCTCACCCGATACCCGTTCCGTGAACTCCACCAGCGCCCCGGCCTGCGCATTCCCCGCGCCGTCGATCGCCTTCGCGGCGAACTTGTAGTCCCCGAATCCCTGATCCACATAAACCGTTCCTTCGCAAAAGTCGCCGCCAAGGCACCAGCCGTTGGGCTCCTCACCCCACGGCCACTCACCCCAGCCGCCCGTGTTGTCCAGCCGCGGAACATGGTTGCCCCACGGCACTGATCCCCAGGCGTTCTCGGTCCACGGCAACGGCTCGTCTACGTCACCGAATGACCGCAGGGGTTGGGACAACAGCGGGTTGTCGGTATCGAGCACACCCGTCCCCTGGTCCGTATAGACCTGGATCGTGTGGTCAAACCGCCAGTCCGATGCAATGGGGATACGGAGACGGACAGGGACTGTGATCATGTGCCCACCTCCGGATTCTCTCGCAGGTCGGTCAGCATAAGCTGCGTGCGCTGGCCCGCCTTGTCGTTTATGTGGCGGACCCGCTCGATCGGCGCGAATTTGTTGAACTTGATGCCAAGACCCTGGCAGCCGTCGAATGAATCGCCCGGTAAGTACGTCGGGTCGAGATAGAAAATCTCCAGCGACCCGCTGATTGAATCGTATAGAATCCGGGACTTCTCCCGCGCGGCGAATGCAGCCAGAGCCGTCGTGTCGTCTCGGTCTTCGTACTCGGCATCGTCGGCTGCGAAGGTCTGGAGGTAGCTGTTTCCGGCGTTGGGGTCGAAAGACTGGCGACGGAGACGCTTGCGAAATCGCTGGTATCCCAGATCGTACAGTTCGCATTGCTCGCGAATGGCCGATGATCCGGGCCAGCTTATACCGTGCTCCATCCGTCGGTCATCGCGTACCGTGCAGGTCACCTGGACCCAAAAGTGCCCGGCCGCATAGTTGAGCATGGCCAAACCGAGGCCTAGCGAATCACCCCAGGGATCGTCGGGGTTTTCACAGAAACAGGGCGCGTTGAGGATGTTCCCCTCGTTGAACCGAATAGCTGCCCGGTCTTCGAGGATGCGGACGTCGCCAACGAATTCGACCCAGTCGTCATCGTCGGGCTCAGGTACGTTGGTCGTGTAATTGCCGTTGGCATCGCGAACGCCGAAGTGCACGCGCACGATCGGTGCCCGGTCAGTCGTCATAAGGTTACGTCGGGCGATGGTGTCATAGAACGGCCGTCGGCGCGGCACCCATTGATTGACGACGATCGGAGCCAGTCCGCCGCCCCAGGTCGGATGCGCGTACATGAGGATCGGGCTTTCGAGGGGCTGGCCGTCATCATCGAGATATTGATAGGTATGATACCGAAGTACGGTCCAGGCCCCGGAGTCGCGGTACAACTGAGTCGGATTCACGAGCGTCGGATCATCGGGGAACACCCATAGTCTGAACACGTCGGCATAGGGCAGGTGGTTGGGATGTTCGCTATGGTAGACGGAGTTTGGGATGCGGTTGAGATCGAATTCGCTACTGGTGAAGAACTCGTCGAACCAGTAATCTCTTGCCGCCCCTTGGCCCGCCTGCGTTGTGATATTGTCGAGGTAGGAATGCGGTGGCCAGCCCGGCCTGAGTAGCAGGGACACTTCGTACTCTACGTGGCCACCGACGTACCAAGGTGCGTTGATCGCCCGCCGGTCGATGGTGAGTTGGGCGTGGCTGGCCCTGTTCGCCTCGATTTTGGTCCGCGTTGACGCCCCGGTATAGTCCCGGAACGGCTTATCTCGCGGGATGTCGTGCACGGTGGGCGGTATCATCGTCCGGGTTATCTCGCCCGGCGTCTGCTCCTGTTCTTCCGGCTGCTGAATCGGCGCGAAGATCCGCAGATAGTATTCCGGCTGCGCCGTGCTGCGTGGCAGTTGTGCCGGCGGTTCGTCACCGGGCGTTGTCTTCACGCTCACCGTGTGCAGCCTGTAGTGATAATGCAGGCGGGCCGCCGAACAGAGCACAGCGAATGCTTCGTCCACGTTCATCGACTGGACCGAGATGCCTTCGACCTTACACATGAGGCGGGCAATGAACGGATCAAGGCGCTGAGGATCGCCCTCGGCCGGCGGATCAGTCTGGAGCGTTTCCGTATCACTCAGGAATTCCCGCACACTGACCGGGACATTCGGCGTTGCCAGCACCCACAGATAGGCCACAGTCCGCAGCGCCTGAACGTACGTCCAGTATTCCGCAGCCGAGTCATTGTCGGCAGTCCACAGCGAAATCGGAATCGCCGGGAGTGTTTCGAGTGCCGACCCGGTGTCCACGAAATACGCCGAAGAGGCGAGTCGGTTCGGCATACCGTTCGGGTTGAAGACCGCGGGCAACGCGGTCACCAGCCGATGATCGGGACTGTCATTCGACCACGTCTGATCCGGCCGGGACCGCATGTAGCGACCAGCGATCTTGTGGGCCATGCCGGTCCGGAGCTTTTCCTGGGCCTCAGACAAGCAAGTGAGCGACATAGACTGCCGGTTCGGCCCCCACGTGACTGATTCGACCTGCGGAAAGCCCTGGAAGATGTACTGCACGTCGCCGCGCAGGCCACGACTGCCGATTGTACCCTGGACGATCCGGATTCGCCGGTCACCCCGGAACTTGTCCAGCAGGTGCGAAAAGTGCTCAGTTGCGAGTTTCTCAACGTCCAGAGCATCGATGCCGATAGTTGCCTGACAGTCGGCGCCGTCCAGCGGATCGTCGATCGACTTCCACTTAAAGGGCGCCCCATCCCGGAAGTAACCGGGCCGGTCGCATTCGATGAGCAGATGTGCCGGGGTCTGGACGAATGACAAATCTTTCGGGGTGTTGGCGACGAATGCCGGCATGTCATGCGTGTGGCGCAGCGTGCCGTCGTTCTTGGCGGGCGCGTTGAAAGGTGTGACGACTGCCGTACCCATTTATTCGAGCATCCTGAAAGTAAGAGTCAGCGGGATGATCCATGCCCAACTTGACGGAGACGCTGGAGCAAACCCACGACCGAATTGAACATTGATGAGCTTGGCGCGTGGCGTGAGTACAGTCCCGTCTGAGCCCACCAGCTTATCCGGTTCCATCTTCGCTAGGTCTACTGCCGAGCGGACACCCGTAGTGGCGTTGATGCTCTGGCCCGTCCAGTATTCCGAGAGTTCAGAGCGAACAGTTCTGTAACGGGCGAGCGTGTCACAGCGTAGGTCGCCAGACCATGTCACGATCTGTCCAGCCCAGCCGAGATTATCGAGCACAGTGAATGCCTGCTGGGGGAATTCGTGCGTAGTCTCCGGTACTTTTTCCGGTCCCATTGTCACATTGGCGGCGTAATGGAGCTGGCCAGCGCCGTTCCGGGTAGACCCCGGTTGCCCGACGTCCATCTCGGTTACGTTGACTCCGCCAAATCTCGGTTGTGCCGCCATTACTCTACTTCATCCCGTGCGGTGCGGCCGTTGACTACCGCTGCGTCTCGCGATCTCGCGTCGGGGTAGGTGATTCGGGAGCCGACGTAGGTGATCATCGGGCCAGTGTCGCGTTCACCAAGGAACGACCCTCTGTCTCGCCGGCCAACGAGCGACCGGGCACCGCCCTTGCCGAGATACCAGTCAGTCGGCATCGATGGGCCTGCTACGCCCATGTTGCCGAGGATGCTCTGTGCAGCCTGGATCTCTCCCGGCTTGGCTTCGATGCCAGCATCCGACAACATGAGGGCTAGCTCATCGAGTCCGACCATCTGCATAGCGCCTGGTCCGCCGCCCCAGCGCGCACCTGTTCGAACCCCCTCAAGCCACATCTTGTCCCACGGACTTCTCACCCAGTCACCGGCCCCGGATCGTTTGCCAGCAAGCCCCGGAAGCGCCTGGACAATCGCTGCCAACTTCTTGACATCGGCCTCTTCGTAGCCTTGGCCGGGGAGGTTGCTGATAAAGCTTTCGATGTCGGCAGTTCCACCAGCGCCGCTGCGTGCCGCATTCGCCGCTTGTTTGGCCCGGTACTGCCTCGTATAGGCGTCGGCTTCTTGAGTGATTTCAATATCCTCAGCCTTCGCCTTTAGGTGGGCCTGAAGGGCTCGCCGTTGCAGATCGGCCGGCGCCCCCTCCTGAATCTGAAAGCCCGTCCGGGCCGCCATCTCGACCTCTTGCATGGTCAGGCCAGAGCGGCCCGCGGCAGGTCCGAAACCCGCCGCACCGCCGCCCGTGGCGCGCATGATGTCGCCGGCGGCCTCTTTCCACTTCGTGCCCTCCTTAATGCCGCGCAGACTTTCCTCGATTGCGATCTGTTGCGGGCCGGTTAACGGTCGGCCCGCGCCTGATGCCCGCGCCGCCGCATTCTGGGCAAGCTCCTGCGCCTTCTTGTCTAGCTCGGAGATGGCATCCGTCTGGCGTTTAATCTCATCGGCGGCCTTTTTTGCCTCATCGCGTATCCGTGAGATGACGCTGACAAGCGCACCAATGCCCAGAGCGGCGACGCCCGCAGCACCGAGCAGCTTCAGTGCCCCAGCAGAAGCCCGTAGCGCACTCGCCATCGCCCGGCTCGCGTCGCGCACGCTGATTTGCCTGGTGGCGAAGTCCCCCGCGATCCTACTCCCCTTCACCATGCCGTCCGCGAGTCCCCCGAGCACGGGATGAATGCGGCCTAAGAGGCTCGTGTAGTCTTCCGTGCTCGCATTCAGCTTGCCCTGTGCCTCAGTCAGCTTTTCAACCGGGGCGGTGGTGTCCGCAACCTTGGACTTGACCTGCTCTTGCGCCTTGGCCACCTCCTGCACGTCGCGCGCGGCCTCCTTGGCGCCGACGGTCTCCATCTTCATGCGTAGTTTGGATTCCTCGGGCATTACCCAGCAGCAATCTCGAAGAGCTTGGTTACGGCGTTCATCTTGTACGTCGTGTCAACGTCACCGGGCCATCCCCGCCAGCTCGCCTTGCCGACAAGCCGCACCCTGCTGTACCCGGCGCCGTGCTCGTGTGGTGGCTCGACCAGCTTGAGGTTGCGAACAGTCAGACTCCCAGCCGCGTCGGCACCCAGCGCCCGCAGACTTGCCGTAAGTATGCCGTCACCCGCGACCGCTACATCCTGTGCAATGTCCTTGTCGCTGGACTCAGCACCGTCCTCAAATGTGATGGACACATCGAGGGCACGCCAGCCCACCAGGTCGACAGCTTCCGGCACACCGTCCACGTCGTTCATGCTGGCCATCGGCGGCGCGGTCAGTGAAAGGGTGATATCCTCCACATGCTTGAGGTCGATTGCGGCGCCGCCGTCCGGTGTGAACTGGACCGTATACGGCCGGTAGTAGCGGTCGGGGACGATCGCCGTAGGCTCGACCACGATCGTGTCATCGACCACGACAAGATCGCTGATGTCTTCACCATCTGCAAACCGCTTGACGCCGGTCAATGACAGGGTGCCTTCACCCTTGGCCGGGAGCACAATGGTCGCCCCGTTCCACAGGATGCCCGTGACCGTGCATGTGGTCCACTTCGTAGCCGAGGCCGACTGCCGCATTGAATAGACCGTGTTGCCCACGGTCCCGGCGAGGATTGCATTGACCTTCGTGATGTCCTTGCACATCAGCGCCGCGGCCACGGCGTACGATTCGACGTCCACGCATTCCACGCCGCCTGCGTCACCGTGGGGGTCGGTTTCGGTGAACGTCGCACTCGGAATGAGTGACAGCGTCGCTATGCCGCCGACCGTGACGCTGTTCGTGGTCACTGCGAAGACCTGTAGGTTTCGGGTATTGGCCATCTGTCAGGCTCCTATTTCTGGCAGGCGCGCACCTCCAGCGTGAGCTGCATCACCGAGAATCCTTTTTCGAGTGTCAGTTGCCGGGCGGGTCGGGCTGCCGTAGCCGCCGCTCGCCACAATGTGCTGGCCTGCGCCGGGTCATCATTACTCAGGAGGTTGCAGACCTGCTCACATAACAGGTTCGTGCCGGGCGTTACGGTCTCGCCGACTGTTGCGCCCAGCCGCGCCTCCGCGCCGTCCTGTCGCATGCTCTGATTACCGATCCAGATCGTGTAGTCGAGCAAGAAGTCCTGATCGCCCTCAGAGTTCAAGTCCCACGGCCGACATCCATCGAACATGACCAGGCAGCACGGATTCCGCCGCGACCGAATGTCGTTAAGCACCTTCATCACGGCATCGAACGACGGCACGCCGCCGTAGTGGAAGCTGTTGTCTGCATCGAAGGCATCGAGGGTCTGGACCTGCGTCAGAACCCACGCCTCCAGCAGCGACATAAGCGACCCGTCGTTAGCCATGGCGCCCCCTTCCCGAGATGAACCGCGGCCACAGGTCGTTTTGAATGAACTCGATTTCCTCGCGGGCCCAGTGCGCGAAGTTTTTAGCTGGGGTGACTACGCGATCGGCCAGCACGTACAGAATGCCGGCGCCAAAGCCGAGCAAGCCCTTATCATCGATGAGCACGCCGCCAGTGCGTTTCTTCGACGGCACAAATCGCAGGACCTTGCGTCCGGGGTCGATATCCCGCGGCCAGTTCGTCTCTTGCTTCTTGAGCTGCATAGGTACGGGGATCGCGAGTAGCTTCGCAGTGACTGGGGTGATCGGCCCGCCGACGTCCTGCTGCGCCGCGTATGGGACGTTGGAACCAACTGCGCCGCCCGTGCGCGTCACCTCGAAGTGGGACTCAGGGCCACCGTGCCCCGCGCGCTCTGCTTGCAGGGAGTTCATCAACCGGCCGGTACGGTATGCGTCGTCGGCCATGCTGTAGCTGTGATAGAGTCGATCACGCATGCCCGACATGCCGAGTGCGCCGACTGCGATGTGAAAGTCAGTCAGGTCACCGAGCCGACCCTGGATATCGGGTATGAGTTTCGCGTTTCGGTGTTCGACGGTAACCCGGACCACACTTACAGACTCCCCATGTCGTCGCGGCTACAGACAGCCGTCTCGCTCGTGAATGAAAAACCCTGTTCGGAGACCTGCCCGGCCGGCGGGGTAGTGGTCGGCAGATTGGCCTTACCTGTGCTCAAATCTTGCAGCCATCTGATCGCGGCCTCATAGGCCAGCCGGACGTCTTCGGGTATGACCTGTCGCAGTCCGAACAGTCGCCAACTCGCGATGTCCAGGAGCCGGGCTTGCAGGATGTCCGCTGCTTGCGGGTAGAGGGAGAGGTCAATCGGCGTCTTGTATCGCTTCGCAAGGTATGAATCGATCGTGCCCTGCGCTTCATCGAGTGCAGCCTGCAATTTCGTGGTGTCGGCGGCCCCACTCTCCGCAGTCAGCTCCGCAGCCTTGCTGCTACCGACCCGGTTTGTGAGGTCCGTCGTTGTCGCATAGGTCGCGCTCATAACGTCTTGGAACGGTTCTTGGAACCGGGCGGACGACCGGGGCCGCGCTTCACGGCAGGCTGTTCGCTGTTGTCAAGCGACTCGCCGATCAGATCACGCATGCCCTCAAGCACGTCGGCGGCTTCGCGAAGCACGGTGTGCTCGGGAACTTCACCGGTTAGCTTCAGTGCATCGCGGATGCGCTGCATGGGACTCCGGGATATCTGCGCCTGTGCCCGACTGGAGGGCAGACCGTGAAGGGTTTTCTTGTCGGGCACCGTGCCCGGTGGGGCAATTGTTTCTGGCATGTCCAGCGTCCTTTGCAAGTAAACGCCGGGCAACCACCGGGCTCCCGCCCGGCGGCGCCTGGCGAAGCACGACTACACAAGTTGCATGCGGTAGGCACACCGCCACTGACCGTAGGTCAGGCGGTAGCGCGCCCGCACGCCGTACTGATACTTCTCAGTCTTGAAACCTTCCTCCGAGCCCTGCTCAAGCGAATCAAACTCCAGCGGCTCGCGATCCTGGAAGATGAAAGGCTTGACCGGGTTACCGACATCGAAGACGTGGAAGTAATCCGCGGTATCGGCATCGACCAGCGGGACGATCTCAATCGAGCCACCTTGCGGCATAAGTGCCGTATTCGTGGCGTTGTTGAGCACTGCGGCATTGATCGCCTGGTTCCACGTGGCGAACACGTTGTAATGACAGCAGACGATGATGTTGCGAGGCGCCGTCCGGATGAACTCGCCCTGATCGTCCTTGAACTGGGCCATCGCGGCCAGAACGATCCCGAGGGCTTTGCGGAGTGAACTCATGTCCGGGTTAGTGGGGTTGTCATTGCAGCCGACGTCCACGGCGGAGATATCGCACGTCGCCTCGTTTGCCTGAGAGCCGGACAGGCCGGATACGTGGTCTGTGGCGAAAAACTCAGTGCCGTCATAGCTGTTGTAGCCAGTGGACGATCCGTTTTTGATGAGTTGTTCGAGCAGATAGTCCCTGTGGGTCGCGGCACGCTGGGCCAGCTCTTGGGTCCGAATGCGGATTTGCCCAGTCTGATCGTCGCTCAACTCATCGCGGTCGACCTCGATCGTCGCCTCATACTTCAGGTTTGCGACGTTGTAGGATTCGACCCCGAGACCTTTCGCTTTGCGGCCGGAGCCCCACTCGCGAACCTGGGGCACTGTGCCGAGCCAGCGATAGTCCTCGCTCGATGATGTCGATTGAATGATCGTGCAGAGTTTTTGCCAGTACGTCTGCTTACTGGCGAGATTGAACCGCTCGAAAAATTCGGAGCGCAGCCCCTTCGTGCTGAGGCCGGTCGATTTAACTGCCATTGTCTAGGCTCCTAAGCGAGAGTTTGGTAACCCTTCGTGCTTCGCCTAAGAGCCGTTGCCGGCCATTTCTCCTATGCTACAAGCAGACCAACGCCTGCAACCCGCATACGCCGGAGGGTCAGCGTCGCGGCGGTGTCGTTGGGGCTTTTCTCTATGTTGACGACGCCGCTGAAGTCCTGAGTCCCGCGGACTGCGAAAGAAGTCGTGGACAGCACACGGGCCTTATCAATCCAGAACTCGACTACTCCGGTCGTCCGGACGATGATCTTGAACTTCTTCCAGCTTCCGGCGTCGGTCACATTGTCAATCGTAGTATCAATCTGGCCGGTGTCCGTCGTATTGTTGTCGGACTCCGCCATGATGTTGGCGGAGTTGCCGTTCATAGCGAACAAGGCCAAGTCCGTCACGTCGCCGTGATCGGCATCGAGCCGGGAGTTAGCACTCCAGCCTTTGACGAGGCCCCACACGCCATCGAGCGCCGCATTGTCGCCGATGTTCTCCAGGTTCAGTTCGGCCTCGAAAGTCAGACCTTTGTCACCCTGGAAACTTTCGTCCGTCTCGACAGAGGCTTGGGCTTGCTCATTGATGGCATCGAATGCGAGGGTAGCACCGCCGCCGACCCGCTTCGTGACGCCGGACCCGACCAGGCTACACATGATGATTCCATCGTTAATGACAACGGTGGAATCACCCGCAGCGCCCATCGGCGTGAAAGATCGCTCGAAGTCGTAGACCACTTCGTTGCAGTGCAGGCCGACGACCGGCTGCTCGCCGAACTTCTTGAGCCGCACGATGCAGTAGTTCGTGCCGGCATCGCCGATCTCAAGCACGTGGCCCGCGAAAGCGTCCGGGTGGCCCGTCGTGTGCAGCGTGTTGTCCGACGTCGCGAAGACCTCGTCGCCGGTATTCACAGCCAGTGCCCCGGTCAGGGGCATCACGAAATCGCCTTCGACATACACGAGCACATTGATCGCCGCGGCTGCGCCTGCCGAGTTGTCCGCCTCTTCGTAGGCGACGCCGAGAAACCTGTCGCCAGGCTCGAAGGGCTTGGCGTGACCGGCCGGGTCGATACCAAGCAGACCGTTCTGGTAAATGTGCTCCGCAGCGCCGACGGGATAAATCTTTCGGTCAGTGGTGACCTGACGCGCCATCGTCTGCGGGGCATTAGCTGACAGTGCCATATCAAACCTCCAGTCTAGGTTTCATTGAAGGCGCCGATGGCGCCGGGCTTACCCTACCTTCAGGCCGAGTTCGCGAGTCTCATCCTTAGTAAGTGCCTCCATCTCGGCCTCGCGGAGACTCTCATTCACCCAGGCCACTTCACTACAGATCAAGGCTTTGTTGGCTGCCTTTTCCTGGGCGCGCTCCTTACGGGCCTTGGCGATGACCGACTTCCGGTCCGTTGCCGCCGGGGCCGCGTGCTCGCCGCTGGTGATCTGACCTTGCGGGACAACTTCGGGAGCCTCTTCCATCCACTCGTGAAAGCGGGCGAGATTACTGCCCGCCAGATCGCGGCACAGCTTCACCTGCTTTTCGTTGTTGGGATTGATCTTGCCGGCCTCGATGTACTGCGCAATCGCGGCTTCGACTGCCGCCGTTTCCTTTTCCTTGAGCAGCGTGGCGACTTGTTCCGAGAGCTTCTTGACCTCGCCCGGCTCCGGGCTGCCAGCGACGTGCTCTTTCAGGGCCGTGACAATGTCGGCCGGCTTGGCATCCGCGGCGCACTTTAGGACTTCGCCGATCTGTCGCATCGACTCGGCCGCCTCTTCGGAGCCCTCGCCTTCACCGCTGGAGCCGCTGACCTTTTTGAGAATGGAGTTCAGCATCGCCTCCACGCTGGCCCCCTCTTCATGCGAGATGTCCAGCTTGGCCGCGATCTCGCCGACGATCATTCCAAAATCCGTGGCGCCCTGGGGGGCACCCTCTTCAGGTGCGTCTGCCATAGCACGCTTCTCCTGTTGAATGATATTTTCCGAGGCCGCTTTGAGGACCGGGGCGTACCTGATCGCCGGCCGGTGGGTCAGTGCGACCGAATGCAGTCTGTCGAAATCCGTAGCCCCCTTGGGGCGCTCGAGCACGGGAGACAAATACTTGTAGGCTTGCGACCGGACCAGCTCGCCGCCGCGGTCAGTCCAGGCAATGTCGCCGAGCAGGCCGGCTCCGGGCTTGTACCGCAGGGCCTTGACCCAGCCCATGGCCGGGGCATCGTCCCGCCCGTCGTTGAGCATGGCGTGTTCAACGTCAACCGCGATGTCGGCGCCTTGAGCCTCGAAGGCCTCGATCATCTTCGCGGCGATGTCCGCGTTCATCGTGATCGAGTCGCCGTGAGACGTGGGGACGTCGCCGTCGGGCACGATGACGACGTCGGTCCAGTAGTCGCGGTCGCCCGGGCGTGGCTCGCCCGTGAGCGCGACGAAATCCTGCGGTATGTCCAGTCGGAGAACGGCCAATTAGGTCGATACCGATCAGGCCAGCGACTGTGCCTGCAACACATCGGCGTCGGCCTGTCGAATAAACCGCTCGACGATGTCTCGCAGGCGCCCTTCCAGATGCCGCATCATCGCGGCGTCCAGAAACGTCAACTGGTCACGATCGAAATCGAACTCGGGGTCGGGGGATATTCCGCGGGTAGCCTGACCTGCTACCCTAACATTACCCGAAACAAAGGCGTTGTCAACTACAATTTTTTTATTCCCGCCCTTGCGGTCGACCTCGGCCTGTGAAACGTCGCGGGTTGTGCAGCGACAGTTCCAGCCCCAGGGCGGAAAATACGAATTCCAGAATGGATCGGTCTTCGCGAAGATCAGGCCGTTGAGCGCAGCGTGAGTCGGCCGGACATTTCGGTCTCCGACGGTCAGATATTGCCGATACGGGAAGGCGTCTCGGACCAGCGGGGCATCGCTCACCCGTTTTTGAGCGACGTTGTAGGTGGAATGCAGGTTTTGTCGCATGAGAACACGGAAATGCCAGTCTGGAATGGCCCCGACGCCCTCCTCGGCAAAGATATTCTGGAGCCGGAGCTGGATATCCCGGCCATCGAGCCCATCGCGCAGCCCCTTTTCGATAGTCTTCATCGCCCGATTGATGAGCGTCGCCTTGTTTATCCCGGCGATTCGGAATGCGCGGGCTCGCTGCTCGCGTTTCAAGGTGTCAAACAGCGTGGATGTCACCGGCACCTTCGAGCCGAAGAGATTTCCCAGGTCATTTCGAGGCCGGGGCCGAAAATCCTTGTCCTGGACCATGTCGGCGGAGAAACCCGCCGCCTCCGGTTCGTCGTCTTCGTCGAAAAACGGAGAGCTACGAGCTGTGCCCACCGGAATATCCTTCGGTGTCGCCACCGCCCGGCCAATCAATGAGACGTGGATCAGAGCAGTTTCCGCGGGCTCCACGATTGCCGCGTCGTCCATTTCGTCAAATACGTCCGGCAGCGTCGCCAGCAGGCTTCGCATATCCGGTTCCCCGCCGAATCCGGCCGGGGCGTTACGGATATGCTCCAGCAATGGCCCGACCACGCCACGCATGTAGTCGGGGGCCGCCTGATCGACGGATTTCTCGACCAGGTCGCTCAGGCGGTTCTGAATAGCCGTGTGGCTGGCGATCATTCCTCGCTGCTCTCAGAAAAAGCGGGCAAGGCCGGCTGTAGGGGCGGGGGTGTGACTGGTGCATCCAGATCGACCTCCGGCGGTCGCGGGACGTTCAGGAGGTCATAGGCTGCCCGGTTCGTGACCTTCAACCCCAGATCGCGGGTCATTGTGACCAGGGCCGTTGCCGTGGTATTCTGATCGACCGGGTCGGAAAGGATCCGAGTCCATTTCGGAACCGGGACGTTGCGCCCGGGGAACTTCAGCGCGATCATGGGGCGAAAGAGCTGTTCTTCGAGGGTCCGGGCCTCGGCCTCGATGTCATTGATGAGTAGGTCGCGGCGGACCACGTTCTGAATTCGGATGGTGGCAAAGGTTCCGGTGCCGCCCGTAGTGTCGGCAACGAGGTTCCCGCCCAGGAGCCCGATGCTGATCTGCCGGTCGATGTACTCCATGATCCGGCTGAACGGCTCTTCAGACCGGCTCTGGGCCTGTTGGAAGACAAACTCGATGCCCTCGCGTTTGATTCCATAGCCGCAGGAGCCCATATTCTCGAGCGCCGCGAGAATCGCCGCCTTATCCGTCTCGCTGGTGCCTTCTGGATAGGTGCCCACGCGCAGGGGCAACCCGAACAGCTCGGCAAACCGATTCCAATCGTAGAAGCAGAGCTTCTTGGCCAGCCACAGCGTGGCGATCGCCCGTGCCGTCGTCTCAGCGAAGGGATTCACGTCGGTATCGTCCGGAATGTGCACGATGAACTTGTTCGGGGGCAGCTCTATCCCCATCGGCGAGGTATCCGTGATGATCCGGACGTCCGGCGACTGCTGGTAGTCGATGGTCAGCCGGGTGTCGGACACCGGCCGCAAGTTCACCGGGACGGTGCCCTTCCAGTCGATTTCGAGCACCCCGAGATTGGTCGGGATGGCCTTGGCCATTTTCCGCAGCGCCCGCGGGAAAACCGCCTTCCCGGTATCGTCTCGCAGGCTCCCTAACGTTTCCCGAACGTAGTCCGCCGCCGCGTTGGCCTTTTCCTCCAGGTTCGCTTCCTTCGACCCGGCCACGATCTCCCATTCGAGCCCGGTCAGCGCCGCAATCCGCGTATTGACCACCGACCGCAACCGGATGTCCTTCCCCAGCATCTCCGACCACAGCTTGAGCATCGTCGCCGCGTCACCCGAATCACCCTCCGCGAGGTGGGAGGCGAGCTGCGAAAAGGTCAGGTCGTCCGTGATCTTCCCGTCCGGCCGGTCATACTGCGGACTGTAGGCGTAGACCTCTTTCGAGCTTGGGGCCTGCGTCTTCTGCCGGAACGCTGCAAGGCCGTTGCCGATGCGTTGTCGGAGGGTCAGGTTCATGTCAATACGTCCTCATACCTGCAAAAGCGAGCGCCTTGCCCGCCGTGTACTCGAATCCACCGCACACCCCACCGTGTAACGCCGCCCTTACTGCAAGTGTAGCACCGAAAAACCTATCGGAGTGCCCATCCGCCGTGAAAGGGGCCTCGAAAGTCACGTCACCCTTGGGGGTCACCATCCGCTTGACCTGATACCAGTCCTGGACGATCTCCTCGTCCGGGGGAATCCGGATATCGCCGGACTGCGCCAAGTGAATCAGGCCTTGGCACAGCTCCAATTTCGTGGTGCGGGTGAACGTCACGGGCTCGACTTTGAACTCCCCCCACCGCTCAAGCGCCGTCTCCGCCGTCTGAGGGTTGTACGTGGCGTCAATTGCGATCCGCCGGCACCGCGACAGCGACATGAGCCGGTTTATCATGTCTGCCTGGTCCGCAAACGAGGCCTCACGCATGATTATGACGGCCATCGTCATGTAGAGGCCCATCCCGGCCGCCCCAAGCACCCAAAAAACGGTCAACGACTGCTTCCGGCCGATGTCCATGCCCACAAACAGCGGATACGGACTGCGCTCGAGTACCGGCCAGTCCGGATCGAGCCGAGCCTGACCATCCTGCAGGCCGAGGATCGTCTGATACGGGATGGCTGGCATCGACGATTCAACCGCGTACCCGTGCACGTACTGATACGCGAGCTCCACGCCGTATTGCTCAACCAGATTCCTCGCGTATTCAAACGCATCCGGGTTTTCAAACGTGGAACCCCGAAACAACACGTGCCCCGGCAGAGGTTTCTGCTCCCAGTCACGATAGAACCAAGTGCCACGCCCCTCGTGCGTCCCCGTACACCAGACCTGCCAGGATTGCACCGGAACCCCAGGCGATCGTACACGAGCAATTGTGTTCTTCCACACGTCCCGCTGCGGATCATCCGGGTATTCCGGACACCGGGCAGGCTCATCAATCCACGCCCGCCCCACCTGAAACCCCGCAATACGCTCCGCGTTGACGCCAGAGTGCAGCAGGATCTTCGATCCCAGCGACGGAGTCCGGATCTCCATCGGGACCGTCAACTTCGGCTTGTGCGGTATCCCAGCCTCCGTCAACCGCGCCGTGATCGCCGGCACCGTGATCTGCCGAAGATTCGGGTAGGTAGGCGCCACAACAAGACTGTCCGTGCCGATATAGTGCGCGTGGTGCAGTATCAGCCGCGCCGAACCAGCCCACGTCTTCCCCGACCCAAGACCGCCAACAAACGCAGGGTAACGCTCGTTGCACTTCAGAAACTTGGCCTGTGCCCCACGGTTCGGACGGAAAAGATGGGTGGGGGTGTCGGTCATTCAGCCAACCACATCACAAATAACAGCCCCGCTACGAGCAGAGCCAACAAGAAGACGTCGCGGAGGATGTCACGGAGGCGCGGGGTCATGTCTCAGACTCCACTTCAATTGGCGGCCCCGTGCTCGCCCACTCGTCAACCTCAACCATCCGATCCTCGGTGCCAAGACCGTGGCATAAACTGCAAACGTAGACGACACCCTCAATCACCCTGAACGCTTGCCCCTCACATTGCGGACACGGCAAACGCAAGAATCGGAAGTAGAGAGTCATGTCGCACCCTTTCGGTGATATAAAGCACGGCCGAAAATAGGGGTAGAAAAAATTGAGAGGGGGTGGGTAAGGGCCTCTCGGACAACGCCGGAGATTTTGGCGCTTCCCGGCCATCGAGGTTGACAACCTGAACCGCCGCTGCAATTCCCGTCGCCTGTTACTCGAATTGCGACACGTCCGCTGGAGTGTGCGCGCAAACCCCGTTTTTCGGCCGTGCAAGCGGGGTCGAGTGCAACGTAATCTTTATTATCGGCCGTTGCACTCATCGGGGGTGTCCGGTGCCGGCAGGGCGGGGACGGGTGCGCCTTCGACCTGCTTGAATCCATCCGTGCCAGGCGGAGGCTCGTTGCGCGTCTCGCCGATGCCGACGTTGACCTGGACGTTCATCTCTGGCACGCCACGTGATTCGCCTGCAAGGATGATCGGGCCGAAGATGCGGGTGAGGAGCCATTCAAGGCCGCCCTTCTGCTGAGCCTTGTCTTCCATCCATTGGAGCAACCTGCCCTCCTTGCACAGCCGTTCACCGAACTCGCCGAAGCACTTACGGACCGTCTGGATGCCGTCGATAGCGCCGGCTTTCTTGCCACCGATGTTCGGGTGTCCGGGTACGAAACGCCCGGTTGCATCTCGAATAGGGGGGGCCTCTCGATTGGCCGGTGATATGCCATTACTGCTGGTTTCGCTGGCCTGCTTTCCCTCTTCCACTTTATCTTGAATCGCCACGCCCATTCGCCGGAATTCTCAGAAAGTTCGGATTTTGCTCGGTCAGCCCTCTTGACGGATTGCTCGAAGTATGGTATTTATCCGGCTCTTCATTTCCTGGAGCGCCTTGTTACTGACTCTCTTCTGGTATCGGACCGTCTATTCTGTCCTTGTTTTTCCCGTCGCCGTTTTCGCTTTTTTCGGTGACTGCTGTCGCACGAATGGCATCAAGGATCATCTTCTTCACTTGCCGACGTCCGAGGCTTCCGTCGCGTTGCAGTTGTATCGCTGCGGTTCGGGCGATCAGCAGTAGGGCCGGTTCGCCTGCTTGGGGCTGGATGCCTGGCAATACGCGGCACAGGACGCCAAAGGCTTCGGCAAGCATCTTCTTGACGGCTTTGGTTTCGTCGGCTTGCCAGGGGGTCAGACACACGTTTGCTACTACCCGGCCGACCTCTTCGTAAACGGGGGCGCCGGTGGGTCGGGGGCTTTTCTTGGGGGCTCGGGGTTCCTTCGTTGCTTTCGGCATGGAGTCGGCCTTTCAGAATAGGTCACCCCGGCGGCAACGGACGGTCTACCGCCGGGGCGTTCGCGGCATCGTGCGATCCCACACTTCCGAGTTCTTCCACTCGCTCGCGACCATCGCGGTCAGGCCACAGTCGGTTTCCCCGCATGTTCGCACGATTCAACACTTTCAAAGTGACCGGGCGGGGCACGGGTCCGCCCGGTCTAGGCTGCGCCCCCTGGGGGGAGGGGCGTGTAGGCTTCAGTCCAAGAGGTCGTCAAGCCAATCCGGTAACGGGTTCAAGCACTCGTTACAGTTTTCGACGGCCCATTCACAGCATTCGTTGCCGGCGGCGGGGACGTAGTCCAGCAGCTTGCAGCCGCCGACGGTGATGCCGAAGACGGCCAGGAGGGCCGCTACGATCCAGTTCGTAAGGTTGTTGAGGATTGCCTGCAAGAATCCGTCGATCATGGTTGCACTCCTAAAGCATTCCTGAGGGCGGATAGCTCTGCGAGGATCTCACCCTGGATAAACTCGATGTCCTTGCCGTGGCCGATGAGGGTTTCGGAGTGCTCGCTCAACTTCTCATCCTGCCGTCCGTCGGTCTTTTCGACCCGGACCGCCCAGGCTCCACCGACGGCCAGCACGACCGTTGCCAGCGCCACGGCAACCGCCTGCCATGTGACGCCGTTGCTTAGTTTGGCCATTCCGCTCCCTCGGTTCGGCTCGCCTACACTCTACCGTACAACATCCTAACAGATTGTCAAGGGGGTTCCTGAGCCCATGCGGACGCTATGCGGACGCTATTTCCGGTTCCCCGCGGCACGGAGCCCCTCGGGCCCGCTCTCTCCTAGAAAAGCAGCACAGCGGTTGTCCGCATCGGCGGACGGCTTCCTTCCGTTCATTGCCTCCCGGATGTCCTCTTGACGGTTGCGTCACCGGTTCCTTTCCTGTTTT